GTCGGTAAGACCCTGATTTCAGAACCAGGGAAACCAATATGTGTAATTAACTCCTCAACCTTCCATATCAAAGAAGGTCAATGGAGGGAGGTTAAGTATGTGAATATGGGCATACTTCTAAATAAGAAGCGTAGTGGGGATGCGTCTGGGAGCGGCGGTAGGCCTTACCGTCAGATTGGTGCTGTACACCGAGAGCTTAAGCGTTGTTCGCCTGAAGCACTCTGGAAGGTCATCGATCATCGCTTCCGTTTTTTTAATAGAGACATACTTGAGCGAGCTGGTCCCATTCCGTGGGAAATCCCCGAATACCTTGGGGGACTTGGGCTCGTTCCGAGTAAGGAGTACACTCGGTTAACACGTGTACTCGCCACCGACATTATCACCAATGATATCGATCGTATTCAAATACAATCAGATGAAGTTCTTTGGAACATGCATGAGATCGTTATCAATGACTTAAGACAGTTCGAGGGAACTGTGCCTGATGCTTTCGCGGAGGTTCGGGAAAAGGTTTTAGTTAACCTATCTTCCGAATACACTCAGCCTGATTTTCACATTGTGAAAGATCAGTTCAGGTCTCTTTATAAGACAAAAGTCATCGAGCTCCTCTTTAAGTGCGAAACCATAACCGATGTTTTCGCTGGTTACTATGATGGGACTGAGGCCAAAGTGCGCAACTCTGTTGAACGCAAGAATGGCTACAGGCTCAGGAATAACCAGAACGTCTGGAAAGACGCACTAGGGAGATACGAGAAAAATGGTGGGGTGGTGTTTCTTCGTGGTTCGGCAGAGACTGTTAAGATAAGAACTCAACAGGAAATCCAGCATGAAAAGAAGGATTTCTTTCTCGCGAATTTTAAGGCTGCGAACTCTCCAGTTGTTGGTAAGAATCGAGCGGATGCTCTTGCTTACCTCGCTGATGACCTCTGGTCCTTTTTCGAGATCTAACTCTCTTACAAGCGCCTATGCAGAAGATTAGTACGATGAGTCGTCGAAGAAAGCCTGAGAAACTTTCTGTTCGGATTCACTTAAGATCAACTAGACTTATCAAGGCTTACTCAGCTTTGTGTATAAGTGTTGATTAATTAGGAATGAACTCATGGGTCAAACCTCCGGGGGAGATCTAACAGAAGTACTTCTGCTATATGGGCGTGCGTATGAGAGGATCTGATCGGGAGAATCAGGGGAATCGAGAAGAAAACTCGTTAT